GATGCAGTTGATGTGTTCTTTCTTAACCGATTGGGAGCAGTTGAGTCGTTCAGATTTAACAAGGTCAGAAGGGATAACTTTGATATTGACAGAAGAAACTACCGAGCCAACCCTTATACATTAGATGGGCAGGACTACGCTTACACAAACCAGTCTTTCAACAACAGCCAATACTACACAGAAGCACAACAGAGAATCACACTAAACAGTGACCTTATCACAGAGGCTGAATCTGTATGGTTGAGAGAGTTGGTCATGTCTCCAAGAGTGTGGTTGTATGATGATGCTTTGTACACGGTTAATATCACGGACACAGAATATCAGCAGAGGTATCACATCAATGACAAGGCTTTCAATCTAACCATTGAGGCAGAGTTGAGTTTCCCTGACAAAGTGCAGCGTCTATGATAGAGGTATTTATATCAACAAATGACAGCGACTATCAGCAGATATTTAGTCAATATCAGCAAAGGGTTTTGTCAACAGGTGGCATCCTTGAGGGAATTGATTGTTTATCGGCTGGGTTGCTTACCTTAGATGAGAGAGCATTCAATGCTAACAAGCTTGACCTTGCTCCTGACTTTGACATGGTCATCACTCGCTCTATTGCAGATATTCGCAATCCTGAGCAGAGGAGTTCAGACTACACAAAGACCTTAACCATTCCAGCAACCAAAAACAACAATCAGATATTCGGACACATCTTTGAGGTTGGAAATGAGATAACAGGGACAGGGCAATACACCCCTGATTTTAACCCTAACAAGAAAGCAGATTGCTTTGTCACAGCAGATGGCATTGAACAGATAAGAGGATTTATAAGGCTGACAGAAATAATAATTGAGAACAATAATCTAATCGGTTACAACTGCACCATTCATGGAGAAACGGCAAACCTATTCACGAGCATTGAGAATGCTAAACTTGCTGACCTTGACTTCAGTGAATACAATCACACGGTCAACATTGTAAACATAACAGACTCATGGGATAATCAGATTTATATCAACAGCACACCAACATCATTTGAGTATGGTGTGGGCTATGTATGGAGTCAGATTACACCAAAGAGGGCAACTGTTCCCAATGATTGCAGCAAGTGGCGAGTAGATGACCACACTCCCTGTCTGTATGCAAAGACCATCGTTGATAAGATATTCAGCACTTACGGCTATGAGTACACAAATGACTCATTCTTTGAAACAGATGAGTTTAAAAGGCTCATTGTTCCCTATACTTACGGAGCGTTAACAGAGCAGCCTTCAGGGGTTACAAATAGATTATTTCAGGCTCAGGTGACAGGGGCTACTACTTTAAGCGTGGGAGACCTTATTCCTGTGGCAAATGATAGTACAGGAGGGAACTTTGACAATGGTGGGAACTTTGATAATACAGCAGGAAATTATAAGTACACAGCACCTGTGTCTGGGCGTTTCTCTTGGTATGTCAAGGTTGATTTAGTTGCTCCTCCTCCGACATCTAACTTGTTGCAGTTTGGTGTGTTTGTGAATGGCAATTCAACTCCAATTCAAACAGTGGACATCTATGTCAATAACACAGACTATGTAGGCAAGACTCCAGAATTTGATTTGACAGAAGGGGACGAGGTACAGGTCAAATATCTTCATTCATATCTGGATACTTTGTCCGTTCTTGGTCAAGTCAGTAGACGAGATGAGGATATACAAATCAGCACTGGAAACTATTTGTACAACGAATCAAGTGCTTTCTTGATTGCATACAATAGAACGATTGATTTCGGTCAATTCTTTACAGGTGACTGGACACAGAAGGAATTTCTGTTGAATCTCGTGAAGATGTTCAATCTATACATTGAGCAGACCGACACAAAGACTCTGAGGATAGAAACAAGGGACGAGTTCTACAACGGTGAGAATGTTGACTGGAGTCAAAAACTTGACTACTCACAGCCGCATCAATTGCTACCGATGGGAGAGTTGCAAAACAACCCATACAAATTCAGTTATAAAGACGGAGGGGATACATTAAACAAGCAATACAAAGACGTTTATTCTCGTATCTATGGGGATAGAACGATTGACATTGACAATGATTTTATCAAGCAAGAGAAAAAGATTGAGGTGACGTTTGCTCCGACTGTAATGTATCAGGACAAAATATCTGGTCGTTACTATTCTGATGTAGCAGAAGATGATTCAAGCCTACGCATTTTATACTATGGAGGGTTAAAAGCAACTTCCGAATATTGGACGTTTGACTATTACAGTACAGCAGGAGGGGGCTATATTAATGACGGCACAAACATCACTGCACCCAATGAAACAAACTACCCATTGACTTTGCACATTGATGACACTGATTCAATGAGTTTTGACTTGAATTTCGGGATGGTGCAGAGAGCCAATGTACCAATTGGATTCCCTTACTCAAACGACAACCTTGTCAATAAATACTATTACAAATACATTTCAGAGATAAGTGATAAAAACTCAAAAATATTCAAGGGCTATTTCAGAATAACTCCGAACGATTGGGGGAACATCTCTTTTGCGGATAACTACTTCTTTGAGGGGCAGTATTGGAAACTAAACAAAATCACTGACTACCGACCTACAAGGGATGGCGTTTACTTGTGTGAGTTCTTACTTTCTACTTATTATACACCTTATATCAGCGACAATCAGAAAGTCGGACAGGGTGGATTTGATGGAGAGGGTGAAGCCACAAAAGACAGATTCCCTGTAGATGGTCAACCCGAAACTCCAGACTTTAGTTGGAAGGGTGGTGTGACTGTTGGAAACAATACAGGCAACTCTGACACAATAACCAGCGGAGACAATAATCAAGCAAGTTCTGCATTCGTTACTGTCTTAGGAAGTGAGGGAACAAAAGTGAGCAAGGGTATGGAGTTTACCACAGCCATCAACTGCACAGACTTTGTCGTTCCTGAAGGTCGCAGGGTATATGTTGAGAATTATCCTGTGGTTGGTACATGGTTAGGTAGCGGGAAGGTGGTGAGCATTGATGACACGGATTCACCTTATTCAGCGACTTATGACGATTGGTTGATTTTATGCGACACCACAAGCGGAAACATCACAGTCACTCTACCTGACCCGACTAACAATAGCGGCAAGATGTATGTAATCAAGAAAACAAAATCATCAAACTCGGTAACCATAAACGCAGGGGATGGCTCTATACTTATCGACGATGCAACATCTCACACAGATAACGCAAAGAACGGATATGACCAAGTTGTATCTGACGGCACTCAATACTGGATAATAACACACGGACACTAAATGGCAATCAAGAACATAGTTGAAACTCAAATAAACGTCACAGGTCAGGAGACCGTGAAACAGGCTGCTGATGCTTATGAAGATTTAGGCGACGCTGTCAGTAAAACCCAACTGGAGGCGGAGAGACTCGCTCAACAGTTTGGCATAAATGACGAGAGGACGCAGGAGGCAATCAGAACGGCTGGTCGTTACAAGCAAGAAATGGAAGAGTTAGACTTCGCCATTGATGCGGCTCGTGGTGGCTCTGACCAATTATTCAGGGCTGCTCAAGGTGTCACTGCTGGTTTTGAAGTGGCGGCTGGTGCTACTGCTCTATTTGGTGGACAGTCTGAAGTATTAGAGAAAACACTTCTCAGAGTTCAGGGTGCTTTGGCATTATCTCAAGGTCTTAAGGATTTGAAAGAATTTGCCCCAGCACTAAAAGCGTTGACAAAGGACACACTGGCATGGGTCAGGTCTTTACGATTGGCAAAATTGGCATTGGCTGGATTAGGGATAGGTGCATTGATTGCAGCATTCACTATCTTCAGAGATTCTCTTTCTGGCGTAATTGAAAAGATATATGAGTTCACAGATGCTATCGGTTTGACAAATAAGGCACAGGAAAAGCAGATTGAAACACAACAGCAAAGCATTGACTCAATGCAGAGAGAACTGGATGTAATGACTGCAAGAGGTGAGTCTGAGGAAAAACTATATCAGCAGCGTTTGAAAATAGCACAGGCGGAGGAACAGATAGCAAAGGATAGACTGGCTCTATTAGAGGAAGGTGATGAAGGATACCAAGACGCTGTCAAGGCGGCACTGGATGCAGCAAATCAAATCACAGTAATAGAAGAGACAGAAAGCAAAAGACTCAAGGATATAAGAGATGCTAATGCCCAAGAGCAAAAAGACAAAGAAAAGGAAAGACTTGATTTCTTAAAACAAAAGGCTGAGCAATATGCTGATGAAGCAGACACCTTCTTAAATCAAAGCCAGAGGAAAAGACTTAAGGATTTGAAGCATTGGTATGATGAGGAACTGGCTCTTGTTATTGGGAACATTGATGCGGAGGGCAATTTGTTTGACTTATACTACAAAAAGAAAAAACAACTGGCAGATGATTTCGCAAGAGAAGACCGTGAAAGATTAGAGACTCAGTTGAATGATACCATTTCATTTTTTCAAATCAGTGGGCAATTAGTTGATGCTTATGCCAAAGAGGATGAGAACAAAGCCAAAAAGTCATTTGAAATAAACAAAGGCATTAGTACAGCAGAGGCGATTGTGAACACTTATACAGGAGCGACTGCTGCACTTGCTACAAAAACAGAATTGTATCCGTATGAGAGATTTGTTCGGGCTGCTTTAGTTATTAGTACAGGACTCGCCCAGATTGCTCAGATACAAAAAACAAAATACAACAGTCAAGCAACAGGAGGGAGTATTGATACAAGCGTAGGAGGATTTGGTCAATCGCTCAATGCTCCAGCGGTAAGACTACCAAGAACAGAGGAGTTCACAGGTGAGCGCAGAGTATATGTGACTGAGTATGATATAAGCAACACACAGGAGAGAGTAAAGGTGACAGAGGATGTCTCAATCGTAAAATAAAGCCAGAATATGAATAATGATAATTATAAACAAATGGAACTACCTATCTACAAGTTAGTGATAAATGAAGACGATGATACAGGCGTTGAGTTTGTATCTCTCGTGACTAATCCTGCAATAGAAAAGGATTTCCAATACTTCAACGAGCAGAAGTTTGAATCTTACAACGACTATCCAAAGGCAGCCAGTCAAAACGCTCAGAGGGGCATGAGATTGAATGAGGCAGTTGATAATATGTGCGCCACCCTCGTCGGGAAAAATCGTGCAGCCACTCTCTCAAAGGGAGACAATATCAGCCTTGAAACAGTCAAGAGGGTTTATTCCTATCTATCCAGAGCCAGAGAATACTATGACCCTAAGGACACTAAATCCTGCGGAACTATTTCCTATCTACTATGGGGCGGTGATGAGATGCTGCGCTGGTCAGAGAATAAACTTGAGCAGTTGGAACTTAGAAAGTCCAAGAGGAAGCGCAAGAAGTATGATGTAGATGTGGCTGAGTTACCAGAATATGTGACTGAAGACTTGCCACTATTTGACACCAAAGAAGAGGCTGAGGCATATGCTGACAAAATTGGGTGTACAGGTTCACATAAGATGGGTGAGCGTTGGATGCCTTGTAGTGCGGAAGAAGCACATAATAGGACTGAGTCCAAAATGCACAGTCACAAGGTAGGATTCGCCATTCAAGACGAGGAGAAGAGAATAATCACAGGGGCTGCTATGATAGCAGACAAACCTATTTACAGGTACGACCAACACAGAGGTGAATACTATGTAGTGTTTGACAAGGAGAGCATCTGGCAGATTGCAAAGAAATGGGCAAAGACTGACCGATATGATTCAGTAAACATCCACCACGAAGACCCGACTGCTGGGTTGTCATTGCTTGAGTCTTTTATAGTAGACAGAGAGCAGGGCAAATATCCGCCTAAAGGCTATGATGAAGTTGCTGATGGGTCATGGTTCTTATCTTATATAGTGAATGACGATGACATCTGGGCAAGGGTAAAAGACGGAGAGTTCAAAGGGTTCTCTGTAGAGGGATTCTTTGACTTTGAGGAAGACCCTGATGAGGTGATGTTGAACCGTATCAAGGAAGCAGTAGCCAAGTGGGACAGAGAAAATTGAGCCAAAAAAACAAATCTAATATTTATAATAAAATGAACAGTAAAGAAGTACTATCCGAAATCCGTCACCTATTGTTTGGTGACGAAGAGAAGAAGGAGGTAGCAATGGCAACAGCCGAACTCACTGATGGCACTATCATCGAGTGGGAGGGTGAACTTGCTGTCGGCACATCCATCTTTGTTCAAACTGGTGAGGGTCTTATCCCTGCTCCAGACGCAACTCACGAAGTAACAGGCGGAATGCTTGTGACTACTGAGGAGGGCGTTGTGACTGAAATCGTAGAGCCAGAGGTTGAAGCAAAAGAAGAGGAGGAAATGTCTGAAGATGTTCCTGCTGAATTTGCATCTCTTGAGGCTTTCAATTCTTTAGTATCTCGCTTTGAGGAGGCAGTTGAAAAACTTAATTCTTTAGAGGAGAAACTAACTAACAACGAAGAGGCATTTTCAACTATGAAAGAAGCCTTTGGTAAAACTGTTGACTTGGTAGAAAAGGTTGCAGACCTTCCATCTGAAGAGCCAACAAAAGAACCAGCGAAATTGTCCAAGAAAGAGGAGCGTTTCGCTAACATCGCAAACATCGCAAAACAACTAAAAAACAAATAAAATCATGGCATTCAACGTAACTGGATTAACCGACTACACTAATCAGCAAAGCACTGACTTAGTGTTGAAGAGTCTTTTTGGCTCAAAGACTGCTGCTGTATTACAGGCGGCTGGACAGGTGCAGGTAGGTGTAAAATCTGCTGAAGCACTTAACATTTTAACTGGAGATGTATATTTCCAAGCAGACGGCTGCGGCTACACTGCATCTGGAAACACTACCTTCACTCAGCGCAACATCACTGTTGGCAAGATTAAAGTTGAAGAGACTTTATGTCCTAAGACTTTAGAGGCTAAGTGGATGCAGACTCAGATTGCTGCTGGTTCTCCTGAGGCTGTTCCTTTTGAGGAGCAAATCGGAAACGACAAAGCAACTCGCATCGCTAAGTTATTAGAGGTAGCAATGTGGCAAGGTGACACTGCAACGTCTAACACTAACCCAAACACTAACCGTTTTGACGGATTCAACAAAATCATTGACGCTGCTTCTGCTTCAACTGTTGACGGAAACACTACATCTGCAACTGCTATCACTACATCTAATGTAGAGGCTTTGGTTGATGATATGTACAATGCACTTCCTGCTGACATCGCTGACGCTGATGACTTGGTTGTGTTCGTAGGTATCGACACTTTCAAGAAGTACAGCACTGCTCTCCGTGCATCTAACTTGTTCCACTACGCTGCTGACAGCGAAGGAATGGAGATGATGATTCCAGCGACTAACTTGAAAATGATTGCTGTCGGTGGTCTTGACGGAACTGACAGAATGTTTGCAGGTCGCTTGTCTAACTTCTTTGTAGGTACTGACCTTGCAAACGAAGAGGAGGAATACAGATTCTGGTATTCTCAGGACAATGATGAAGTTCGTTTCCGTGCTACAATGAAGTACGGTGTTCAAATAGCATTCCCTGAGCAGTTAGTTGAGTTTACCCTTGCATAAGTCTAACCCTTAAAAAGCAAACGACATGAGTTGTGCATTAACTACAGGGTTCACTTTAGACTGCAAGGACAGCGTAGGAGGGATAAAATCTATCCATCTTATCGACTGGGCTGACGGGTTGTTCACTATCGCAAGTGGTGAGGCGACTGCTACTACTGCCACATCTGGCAGCACTTTCACATATGAATTGCCAAAGGCAACAGGTTCATTGACTGTGACTACAAACGTATCACAAGAGAATGGAACTACTTTCAATCAGGCAGACGTTGTCTTCCGTTTGAGAAAATTGTCAAAGGCTAAGCGCAACGAGTTGGCACTACTTGCCGCTGGTCGTGTGTACTGCATCGTGAAAGACAATACTGACAACTACTGGCTTGTTGGTAATGAGTACGGATGTGACGTGACTGCTATGACATCAGAGACAGGAACTGCAATGGGTGACAATGTTGGATATAACGTGACACTCTCTGCAATAGAAGCCGACTCTCCAGTATTGGTAGGGTCAGGTGTTATCACTGAATTAGGAATATAAGCGTTTCATAGTTTTGAATTTGGGGGCGGCTTTCGGGTCGCCCTTTTTGTTTTGCCAATTTTTTGATTTTGCTATATACATATAGATGCTCAGTATAACAAAGGCGGAAACAAAATTCTGGTATTTAACATTGACAGAGAAAACGACTATCTCTGACCCTACCTATTTGTTTAGCATCACACAACGCCAGACAAACAATACAACGAATTTCATAGCCTCAGATGTGTCAGCATATACTGAGCGATACAATAAGTTCTCAGTCACAGAAGGAACTACCTTTGACGTTGACTCTGGAGAATTTATGTACAGAGTTTATGCACAGACATCACCTACCAACACCGACCCAGACAATGCGGATGAGTTAGTTGAGCAAGGTATACTCAAGGTTATTGATTCAGCAACAACACAAACAGTATATACACCCACATTAAACGAAAAGATTTATGAGTAGTACATCAACATCCTTTTCAGCAGGATACACAGGCTGCAAAGTTATTTCAAACACGAGTGCCA